TGCTTTTTCTAATAAAGCTTGAGCTTCTTGATCTTTGCCCATGAACGTTTTGAAAGCTGCGTTCATGTTTATATTTTGAGCAGTTATGTTCTTTACGCCAGATTGTATACCTGCCATGAAAGCTTCTACAGGATTATCTACTATAGGAATATCAGTGGTATCAAAACGGGGGTTGTAGGTGTCTCGTGCCCCTATTAAATCTACTTCAGACGTACTTTCAGTAAAAGCCTTTTGTTGTTCAGCTTTAGGCCTTCGTGTCCCTATCTGATCTAATGGGTCGTACTCGGTTGCCATTAGTCCTCATCTTCTTGGTTTTTTGCACGGCTCTTTATTAGCCCCATGTCTGGTGATCCTAAAGTCATTAAAAATTGACGCAATACAGAACCTTCTGGTCCAAAGGCAAAACCTATATCTAACGGAGTTAGTTCTGGTTTAAGAGTAGTCGCATTTTGAACTAAAGTTAAACCAGTTACAACTCGTTTCTTATCATCACCTTTTCCTTTTACGTCTGATTGGATTTCTATGTAATTTGAGATAGGTTCACTATAGCTCTTAAAGTTATGCCTAAACATATCTCTAAATTTACCTCTAAAGTTTTGAGCATCTGGAGTAGAGGCTAAAGCAGACTGTAAGATTAAATCTACTACATTGTTAAGTCTTCTTTTTACCGCGTCTGGCGTATTTTCAAAATCTACTGCTCCGTTTGGCTTTATAGCTACAGGAAGTTTATCAATAAAACTCTGTAATTGGTTTTTCAATTGTGGTTGTTTTGAAAAGTCTTTAATTTTTGTAACCATCTGTGCACCAGGCCTTAGAGATTCAAACTCTGAAAAATACGCATCTTTTATAAGTTGGTCCCAGCCACTATCCCATTCTTCTACCATGCTATCCCATTTTTCTTGTGCCTCTTTTAGACTGCCAGAAATGGCTTGTCGCCTTGCAGTTTCTTGTTGAATATTAAACTTATCTACTTGAGCTTGAGACATTGTTGGATCCCCAGTATCCGCAAAATTAGTCAGCTTAAACAGTTGGTTAAAATAATCAGGTCCTGTCATCCCAGTAGTAGACATAACTGCTAGTGCTACTTCGAAGTTACCTATATTAATATCAGGATCCCATACTGTCCCATTACTCAAGTCTGCTGGGTTTTCTATACCATTTTTGGTTATATATTCCTTAGATTTAATTACAACCTCCTCATCAAGCCCTAAAGATTTTAATTTAGCCTCGTTTTTACTAGCCCACTCAAGGAACTCATTTTCTGTAGTTGGTATAAGCTCATCATCTAAACCATATTTTTTAGCACTGTCTGGAGAAATAGGCTGATTAGTAATCTTCATCATTTCGTCTTGTAGTTCTTTTTTTTCATTCTCTAGCTCAGTAATTGCTAGTGGAGAGTAAGT